GATTGTCTTAAATGCCCCGCCAGCCGTATTCGCCAGCCCCGTATTCCCGTCATTACCATCTGTACGGACATAGTAGGTGATGTCTGCTGTTGTTTGTTGCGGTGTAGTAGCTAAATTGGGTTTACTGTTCCAGTTAGACTTTTCTATATCAGTCGCAAATCTATGAGTAGCATCCTCAGTAATTATAGTTGCTGGATGATTTGCTGGATGAACATAGTTATTTGCTCCTGTGGCGATTCCGTCGAGCTTTATTTTGTCAGTTGCCCGCATCAACCCGTCACTTTGCGGTGCTGCTGAAACAAGAGTATTCGGTGCTTTTCCATTCCATGCTACCTTTTCAGCATCAGTTACAAATCGATTACTTGCATCTTGCGCGATTATAGATGGTGGATGAGTTGCCGGGTGAGTATAGTTCGTTGCTCCTGTAGCGATGCCCGCCAGCTTTGTTTTCTCGGCTGCTGTGTAATCATTGGTAGATAACTGTTTACCTGTGACCTTATCAACCTTGTTATTAATAGCAGTATCTATTATGTCAGCATTATAGTTGAGATCGTCAATATCAACCAAATCTGTGCCTTCTGGCTTTTTCAGACCTAAATTGCCTGTATTTTTCATTTCCTCTCTCCTATCCGTAGGTTCTTAATTCATTCCATGTTTTGTTTGCAGCTGAGGACCATAGCAGAGATTTAACCGACTCCCAAAACGTATAGGTGTAGGCAAATTCATAAGCCAAATGAGCAGGTTTGATCTCTTCAAGAATCTGAATCAGACCAGTCATGTTGGGCGGTATGCCCAAAACACCGATAAAGCGAACGATAAATTTATACTCATTTGGAACCTCTTCTACTGATACATCACCGCCAGAAAATGCGGAGGCTGTCCGTTGAATCATTTGGGGAGTGGTTGTCCCTATTCCTCGCAACTTTGCCTTAATCATTTCCCTTCTGGTATCGAATGATTTAGAGGTGTCAACGGATAAACCTAGCTCTTGCTCCCAACGGCTCAGGCTCCATGTGGACATATCTACAATGTTTTGCGCCCTTATGTCCTCCGTTCGATTATTGAGAATTGCAATTTGTTCTGCCAGGATGTCCAGTAGCTTTTTGAGATTTCCGTTCTGAGATTTATGATAAATATCAGGTAAGGATTTACTTATATCAGGAATCGGAACGACCGAAGGATCTGAATCTTCCGACTGTTCAGAAAATAGTAATGTGCCATAATGAGATTCTCCATAGGCCATACACTATACCCCCTTAATCTGGTTCCACGTTACCGGACCCTTACTCATATATTCGCTGTGTGTATGCACCGATGGGGGATATGTTGCCGGCTTGCCTGAAACACCAGACCATGGAACAGTATCAGCATTGGCAGCATAGTCCACTTTACCGTCATTGTTTGTATCATAGATACTTTTAAGCATATCCCCTGAGCTTTGAGCAGCCACCAGTAAGACATTACCGGTAGTCCCACCAATATATAACTTGCTTGTATCAGTACAATAGCCAAGCTCGCCGACAGCTAGTGTGCCGATAGCACTTTCTAGACCTCGTCGGATCTGAATCATTACTTTTCTAGCCATTGCCTCACCTCCTAGAACGTACCGCCATCAATCGTAGCCACCGTAAGTTTATTGCCATTAGCTGTATCGTAGACGATGCTGGAACTATCAATATTAGCCTCGATCCCGGTCGCGTTAACAACAATGCCTTTGCCTGCCTTGGCTGCAACGGTTGTAGAATCCACAACAACCCCGTTCCCGGCTCCAACCGTCAATGTAACGCTGTCAGACTGCCCGCCACCGGTTAGACCGTTACCCGCTGTAATTGTCTGTAAGGCGCCACCTGTCCGAACCCAAGCCGTACCGTTCCAACTATAGATTTTTTGTTCATCGTCAACGTAAGCAGTCCAACCGACAGCAGGCATATAGTAAGCCCAGGCTCCAGACTGATACTCTGCTATCTGGTTTGTCTTACCTGCCCATGCCCCTGTCGCTGATGCTGGAATAATATAACGGTCGGCTTCTACGGGACTTGCCGGCGGGGCAGTTAAATGCTGATCTTTAACTGACGCCTGCGGCTCGATGTTATGCTTGGCTAACTCAATCTCATTCTTGATTTTTTGGGCAGACCATAAGTCCGTAATAGCAATCCCACTATCATTAATGACTCGGTGTTTAATTGCATCATCAATATGATTTTTGATTTCAGCAGCAGTTTTAGTATTTGTGCCATCTGACACCTTATTGATATGACCCGCACTGACATCAGCCTTTAATACCTTTGCATAAGTAGCACCATCCGCTATATTATCAAGCGACCCCGTTAAATCACTGAGTGCTTGAGCATTCACACGCCTCCAAGTGGTCCCATCATCAAAGTAAAGATATCCGCTATTGGCTCCGCTCGTGACATAAAACAGACGTCCGACCGATGCGGCCACCGGACGCGAAGCCTCTGCACCTGATAAAGCTCTACCAACCATTGAGTTCGTTGTACCGTCTCCGATATATATTTCTTTTGTGTCTGTACAAAAGCCCATTTCGCCAATGAGTAATGCACCGTAAGTGCTAAGTTGAGCTTTGGTACCACGTTTTATTTGTATCGTCTGTGCCATCTTATACCCCTCTCGTAAATGAACCGCCGTCTATAAGTCCACTCGATTTATACCGCTCTACCTCTGTTTGTGTGGCTGTTACTGCACTTTGTAGCGCATTAATATCATCAGCCTCTACCGTATCACCTGGTGTTTCGTAAGTTACGTAAACTTCAGACAAAGAGGTAAAAATCTTGATTAACCGGCGCCATGGCGTAGCATCAGGGAATGATATACTATAGTTTTTTATTTCTTCTCCTGTAAACCGTGAACCGGCAAATACCCGGATCGTTTGGTTATTGATGTTGTCGTGCCGTAGTGGACCATCATAGACACCGCCTACAATCGACAGACGTTCCTCGATCACGTAACTCTTCCCAGTTTGATTCTTATTCAGCTTATCGTTAAAAACATCAATGTCGTTTGGATAGGACATATCACACCCCCAGATTTACAGTACCAAGAAGTGGCACTTCTTCATCAGTCAGTGCAATATTTGCTCCGCTGCCGTTCAAAGTCAGAGATGAATAATCAAGCACCCCATCCGTTCCAAGCAGCAGCGCACCAAGCACTGCCTGACTGACATAGGAAACTTCGAACGCAGCTTTCTTTCGCCAGTCCTCAACCTTAAGCCGAAACGCTTCGATGACATCTTGTAGTGCATAACCTGAAACTAGAGCAACCTTAGCAGCAATGTTAATCGTTTTAGCAACGGCGGCGGCAACTGTTACCACAGCACCAATAGGCGCTTGCCCCTCTCCTAGCCCGGGGTCCGGGTCAATATAAGCCTGAACCTCGGCGACCAAGTTAGCAGAGGCGGGCAATTTTTCAGCATCTGCGATAATAACCTTTACTGTTTTAGGACCTGCCCACAGCGGAAACACTCTTGCCGCCCCCACACCTGGAACTTCCCGGCTCCAGCGAAGATAGTCCGCTTTATTGCCACTCGTACCAGGATTTTGCTTCCGTTGCAAAATGCGTTCCCGAAAAGCTAAATCAGTCTCGCGGTCCCGTCCATCCTTGGTAGGTGTGACATTGGTAATGCTGAACACATCTGGATTAGGGTTGATAATGACAGTTATTTTGTGAGCTGCTACATTACCAGCTGCCCCCATTTCCATCGCCATAATTTCAACTATCCCGTTTCCAGTTGCAGAGAGCGTGAGATCCTCCATGGTCTCAAAACGCACCCCGGAATCTGTAGCACCCAAAAATCCAGCCTGCAACACATAACCCGGTGTACCCATTACTGTTAACTGTCCACTTGCAAATTCTTCACTATAAATAGACAACCCATCATTACCCCCAAGTTTATAAAGGTTTGCCCCCGTGGAGGCGTTGAGAGAGGCTGAGTTGTAGACATCCTCTAATCTTTCATCTTCCTTGCCTAGATGCCAAGCGAACAAGCGCAGGATCATTCCAAGTGGTGAATTTTCTGAGGTGTCCACCTCGTCGCCAAACGCTGATTTTGCTTTATCAGTCATTTCGTCCAAAAAGTCTACAAAGCGTAGACGCTTAAATCCTTGTTCATCCACCGATCTCCACCCCCTCAGCCGTTATGACTTGACCATCTTTCGAAGTCGCAACAAATGAAATCACTAGACTCCGATTGGCACGGTCGATCTCTATATCAATGGATTCCACTGTTTGCACCCGAGGTTCTTGCAGAAGCCCTGACATGATTTCATCTCGCATTTCATCCTCAGATACACCTTTGCCTAGAAATTTAGAATGATCAATGCCTAGTTCTGGGTTAAGAAACCATTCGCCCTTGTTTATGCCCAGGATAATCCGGCAGGATTGAGCGATTTCATCCTGACCCGAAACCATTTGTAGTTGTCCAGATTTCAGCTCAATATCACCGGTATCGTCAATTTTTAAAGTGAACACGGCATCACCCCCACAATTACGGCATCCATACGACTATGCCGCCTGACAGAGTCTGGCGCAGCCACGCGACCAGTTAGTGTTTTTCTAATCTCAGCATCTGCGCAAACGACAAAGACAGTGTCTCCCGGTTCCAGTGCTGGGCGCATGATCGTTTCAAACTCCCGGAGACCGTTACCGATATCCAATTCAAATTTAAATTTCTGCCCGCTAACGGGTACGGACATGATTTGAGCAGGAGCAGCGGCGGACAGTTTGAGCAAAGGCTGCACGGAGGCTGTAAGCGTCACAGGGTCAAAGGTTATTACCTTGCACGGCAAAGCCACGTTGATATTGTCAGCTTGCTTTGCTCCATGCCCGCCCAGCATACGGGCCAGCGCTCCAGCTGGGTCTGTCTTATTCACATAATCGCCTCCACTTCTGTGATAAAGTCGCCGGTATTCGAAAACCTATGACTACCGCTGCGGACATGTAACTTGCCTGACCACTCACGACAGGTTAAGTTAATGACCGATGCTGTGGTTAAACGGCGCTGTAGTTGCGCCTGTATCTTAAAGCCCTGGATGCCGTTGTCTTCAAAATACTCCGGGCTGCCGATCAAACCGGTATCTGGTGACAAGGCAAAGACTCCGTCAGCACCGCTGCGGAGATTTCGAACATATAACTTACTCTGATTAATAAAACATGAAGTTCCGCAATCTTTACAAACCTCTGTAATGATATCCGTTACCTTTCCTTTTGCCGTATACCCATCTTGATATCTGTAATCTTGATTAAGTGTCATTTGTGCCACCGGCAAGCCAATGTATCCTGCCATTTGCTTAATGATCGCACTGGCAAGGGTGCCTTTAGCAAAGGCAATCTCTGTAACCTCGCGTTTGCTCAGGTCTTCGCTGTCTAGGACATTAATGGTAGTGATCTTGTCCACGCCCTCCCACTTGGTTCTGACCGATGAAATACGACCATGTAGGATAAGTCCAATATCTCCACTGTAGCCTGCATTAACCATGATTACAGCGTTACGCTTGATGTTATTAATGGTGGTCTGTGCCAGATTCCACAACCGCAACTCTGACTCATTCGGTAGCGCGTCATTGTCAAAAGGCACAGATCCTTCCATCGTGTATTTATCAAGCATGAATTTCATATTGGCAGTCATAATCTCCGCAACCCGCCCGAAATTTCTACTCGCCATTATCCTCATCCTCATCCATAACATACAAAAAGACGCTTGTCTCAAGCGTCTCCCAAGATACTGCTGTGCTATTTCCCGATTCATCCCAGGGTACGATAAGCAACTTGGGGAATCGGTTATCCTGAACGTCATAAAAAAGTGGTAAACCATAGATAAGCTTTTCGCCAAATACTAGTTGTTCGCCACCACCTTCAAGATCCACAGTGAAGAAATCATAATCCGAATTATAATGAACTTCGAAAGTAAAAATTTCATCAGCGATGGATATATCAAACCGATATGGAATGTTTTCCTTCTCGATCTCGATAATCTTCATATTATTCCCTCCACTTACTACCTTCCTTAAACTTAACCTTTTGGACCTTTTCTTTCTCTTTTTCTTTTTTCTTGGTGGTGGTTGTTTTAGTTTTGGTCTTATTAGTTGTTGTTTTCTTATTTTTACTACTAGATTTCTCCTTGGTCTGTTTCGTTCCAGAATTGACGATTTTGGCAGCTTGGGTCTTTATAGGTGCTGGGAGAGTGTCAACATACGAAGACATTGCAATTCTTATCTCTCGCAGCTCCATGGAAAATGTGAAGCCATCCGCAATGGTGTATTCATGCCCGGTAGAGAAATCAGTGATTAAGCCCTTGAACTGGTTACGGCCAATATAGTTGATAATCTGCCCCTTATCCTTAGCCCCAATGATATAGGCTCGGATCTTCGCTGCTTCGGGTCCGACGATCACACCAGATAAAGACAACATCCGAGCCTGGGGCTGCACATGGTCGATAAGGGTAATCCCCTTTTCCACTGGCTGCTCAGTAACAGTCACTGGAAAGGACGGAGATTCAGACTCTACAGTGATATACTTACCATCAATTAGCGCCAACGATCTCCACCCCCATGATCCGGGCTGCTGCTTCTAAAAAGTCTTGCAGTTTTTGATCTACAACGCTTCCGATCTCCTGAACCGTATTTGTATCCGCATTACCTTGCACCGTAATGTTGATTATTGGTGCTGGGATGCTCACCTTTTGATTATTGCTTGTCCGGGCAGGAGCCGAATCCGGCGTGTATTCTCTGTTGTAGTCTTTGTTTTCCTCGGCGGTTAGAACGCGTTCGCCCTTGTGCAGTTCGCCAATATATCCGTCAAACGGTACGTTTGCTAGTCCGTTCGCGTGACTACCATCAACCGCCGCGGAACCTGTAGTTTCGGTGGAAACGGACACACTCGCAGATGTTTTAAACCCAAAAAATCCTTTGATGTTATCTGCAATCCCCTTGACCTTGGTCATAAGAGTGTCCGCCATATTACTAATTCCATCGATCAGACCTTGAATAATTTTTTTGCCTGTGTCCATAAGGTTAATTCCATCAAAAAAACTAGTTACCTTCCCCCACATCGTGGTCACGGCATTCCAAACATTTGTCCCAGCTGTCTTAATTCCATTTACGATTGAATCCCAAATGCTTGTTATCTTATTCCATACCTGTGTCATCAGGTTTGACGTAGTAGATAAAACACTATTCCAAGCGCCGGTGATCGCATTCCAAACGGCGTTTGCAGCTCCACAAACAGTACTACTGATACTGCTCCATATGGATGATAACCAGCTACCAATTGCGCTGAACACTGCAAATGTCACTGCCTTAATTTCATCCCAGTATTTAACGACCAAGGCAACGATCCATGCAATGGGGCCTCCAATCACAACCAGGATCGTTACTCCCCAAGTCTTCAAAAATCCAGTCACTGCGTTAAAGGCTGTCATGAAGGTCTGGGGAACCGTAATTTTGAAAAAATTCAGTACCGCCATGGTAGCCGTCTTGATTCCAGACCACATCCCGTCAATAAACGCCCGGAACTTATCTGATTTTTTATAAGCGACTACCAGCGCCACGCCTAAACCCACTAGGACGGCGATAATTATGCCAATAGGATTGGCAGCCATGACTATACTAAAAGCCTTCTGAATTGCAGTCCATGCTTTGGTCGCTGCTGCCGCAATCTTGGTTGCGACTGTTATCGTGCCTACGACTGTTTTATATGTGACCAGTGCCGCGACAATTCCGCTCACCACCGGTGCAAATCCTTCCCAATCGTAGAATGCTTTAGCTGCATCAGCAATTGATGAACCGATTTGCTGGATATGTGGCCATAATTGAATTGCGGCATTTAACAAGGTCTCCCCAATCATCACGGCCACCGGCTGGATAGAGGTCCACAATTCTTTCCCCTTATCAATCAGGTACCCAAACACCTGCAATGCTTGTGTTCCAAATTGTTGTAGATAAGGCATTGCCGCCTGAATCCAGCCGCTTACCATATTGATTGCTGCACCAAGACCGTCACCAATTGCATTGCCCACCGCCTCGATCTGCGGCTTATGGTCAGACAGCCATTGACCGAATCGGTTTAAATACGGTAACAACTTTTGTCCAACAGGAATCAGTATGCCGACCTCGATCTGACGACCAAACATTTTCATCGCTTCTCCAGGCTTTTCAAACTTGATTCGGTTCAAATCATCCATGGTCTTTTTCGTCTTATCAAACGACCGCGTTGCAGCCCCCATTGCCGATATGACATTAACCTCAAGGTCTTCAAACTGTGAACCCATGAGCGCAACGCCTATATTATTCCTGGCTACGGGGTCCTCGATATCTGATATCATGGATACGATATCACTGAATGCCTGCTTCGAGTCTGGACCACCCTTAGCAAAGACTTGCATCATGGCTTCTGCATTAAGTCCCAAAGCTGTAAATGCATCAGAAGATGTTTTACTGCCATCCTTGGAACGGATGTTAAACTCTTTGACCGCATCCCCCACCTTATCAACTTGAAAAACACCTTCCGCAGATCCAGCGGCGAAGACATCAAACATTTCGTCAGCGGTAAAGCCTAACGATTTAAATTGGTTGGCATACTCATTCGCTGAATCCACCAGCTCACCTGATTTATCAAGCCCCCGCTGCGCACCTTGAGCAAGTAGGTTATAAGATTCCTCAGAGGTTATGCCAAACTGTTTCATCATGGTATCCACAGATTTGATGGATTCCGGTATTTCAAACTGGAATTGGTCCCGCATCAGAATGGCGTTACGAGTAGTATTCTCCAACTCATCCCCAGCCTGCCCGGTAACCTGCTGAACAGTAGCTACGGCAGAGCCTAAATCGTTCCAGTCCTCACCGAAGTTGTTGGAATAAAGATCCTTGGCAATCTCCCGAGTATCTTCCATCTGTTCAGCTGTTTTCCCAGTAGCTCCCTGGACTTGCTTCATTGCTGTTTCAAAGTTAGAGCCTGCTTTTAAACCAGCTGCCGCAATACCGACCATTGCAACGCCAGCCGCAGCTCCAAGTCCAACAACCGTTTTTGTGAGCTTTCCGACTTTCTTATCTGCATCATTCAAACCCTTGCTGTTAAACTTGAACCCCACGGAGTACATTAATGATCCGATTATTCCGCCTGCCATATGCCCTCCTCTCTAGCAACAGAAATAGGCGCCCCGGAGGACGCCTATTATTTCTTACTTTGCTTATTCTGTTGTTCAATATGAATATCTAAGGCAGCGTTGGCTTCGGCGACGTCATCCTGATCCATGTTGTCCAGGTCATTATAATTAATGCCCATATCCGACAGTAAAAGCCGCCACAAAGACCAATTCTCTTTAGCCCGCCGCTTTGCTTCTTCTTTACTTATCGTCATTGTCTTCTTCCGGGTCTACTTCGTCTGGATCTGGAGTGCCAGTAACAAAGTAAAAGGCTTTATTGGCGACCTCAACCATTTCTCCGTAGTCCTCAAAATCGTCAATAGTTACCTTGGGTTGCACGACAACATGTTTGAACATTTCATCGCAAATCTTTTCTTCGGAATTCACACCATGCTTATTTTTTACCCGGTCATTAATTCGGGTAACATTGCGCACACCTGGATGTTGAAGCGTATAAGTCTTTCCTGCTTTTGTAGTAATCTCTTTTTGTTTAAAATTTGTATTAGCCATGGATATTGGCTCCTCTCAAGTTTTGGATTTTAGTTCATGCTTAAGTCAAGACATTGAAATTCATACGAACGATCTCCAGCTTCCGCGCCATACTCTCGGTCTGATGGTTTTTTAAGATAGGCCTGCGTTGCGGTGTTTGTTTCTTTGGGTGTCCCCGAATAAACAACGGACACCGGAACCAATTTTCCGCTGTTGCCAAGTCCATCTAAATAAGGCACTTGCGGGCTGGTACATTGAAGGGTGATTGTAATCGTACCGAGTGGATTGTTTACCTTTGTTCGGACCACATCACCTTGCGCTCCTACCTTTGTACTGAAATTTTCCTCATCCTTAGCCACGGTGACTAAGTCTTCTGCGAATCCCGTTAAAAAAACGCCACCCACAATTGCGGTGACGTCCTTAGGGTCATATGTTTTTGGTTCTGACACTTGAATCCCTCCTTAAATTACGCAAATTTGATAGTACCGCTAATGGCAGCCTTATGAATTGCTCCAGCAATCACAAACTCAAACTTACCATCAGGGTAAGTACGCGCCTCGATATTCGCCGGGTCCACTTGGCTACGTGGTGGAAACGTAGTGTTATACAGTGGTACGCCATCATCATCAGCAGCGATTATTCCTTGAAGAAAAGACCGCTGAAGGACAGTGCGGACTGCACTCTCGATTTGAGCGATTCCGCGGTTATCATATGGAATCTTCGTAAGCGCAGCTTGCGCCTGGTTAAATAAGTCTTGCACTGCATACTGAATGGAAAACACGATGTAATCCTGGCAGTGAATAAAATCAATGAAATCCCCGCTGAACGACTTCCCCTCACTAGTGACGTTGGTTCCCGCTCTCGTCAGATAGGTATTGGCACCCAGTGCGTGAATTGCATTAAGTTCAGTGGCGTCAATGTCCATAGGTTCAATGCCAACCAACGTCCATCCCTTCCAAGTCACACTGCCCACGGGAAGACTTCCCACAGCCCCGACCCAAGCTGCATCTGGATAGTTTTCAATGGTTTTGTGATACGTTCCAAACGTCCTCTTATACCCCTTAGCCTTGATAGTGGCTAAATCCTCTTTGTTACTGGTCCGGGCTACAAATTGCCTAGACTTATCTGCCTCCACGGCGTCAGCTATTGCAATAATGTCTGCTACTACAGTTGATGTCGTAATCAGGAAGTGCCAATCCTTGAGAAACAGGGACGGTAGTAAATCTTCTAGCGTTACCGTAGGCGCCCCCGTCTTTCGAGACACAATCGCAATCTCTGCTGGTGGATTTTTCTGGGCAAACAGAGAAAATGCAGCCTTATATTCCTCCGTCGAAGCCGGATAATCCGCCTTTACCGCGTTGATATCTGCGTAGTTTTTAAAATCCTTGCCTGCCGTACTGCTACCCAAGATTAAGGGCTTCCCGAATCCGCCCAAGATCGGCGTAGGCTGCTGTACGGCAATGGTTACCGTAACATCACTAATACTCAAAATACTCACTCCTTTGTTGTTGGTGCTGTCTCAATCCAGCCTGACATATCCGTTATCACAACATCCGTGGCCCGAAACTCAACATCAAAGCCCTGACGCCTTTCCCACTCTTCACCGATGTTAATATCCCGGTTTTGTATTTCCCCGATTTCGATCACGATCACGTCAAGTTTGTCCTTTAACAGCTCATGTCCGTCTGACTTAAACCAATCTCTCGCCCTCATGGCGTTAACTAAACAATCATCTTCTGTATCGGCATAAACATTGAAAGAGACGGTAAAAGTCACCGTCTCCCGCCTGTAACTCTGTTCGGATTGCTGGGTTATTACTGGTTGCCCACCGACAGGCTTAAATCCACCAACAAGATGATATGTGATAAAATCCCCATCTGGAATGTCTCCCCCGCTGTTCATTGGAATGACAGGAATGGACAAGGCGTCTTCTATCCCTTGTTTGATTGTCACACGGATTTTTCTAACCGGCAGCATGAGCAACCACCCGCCTTAATACATATTGATTGACATCGCTATAATTCCGCTCCGTCAGTTCTACAACCCGATATTTAATACCTGCATGCAGAATCAGTTCGTCACTTTTGTGCTTATAAACTGTAAACAACCTGCGGTCAGATTCAGTGTAGTTTCCACCCTCCACAGCCAACAACCGGGTATTGATGGGCTGAACGCTACCCCTTAGCAAAATAGTTTCTGGTTCTTGAGCTATCCAATCTCCCGCATCGTCACGCGTTCCTCCAGCTTCCCGAATTAGCTTGTATGATTCAGCATATTTTCGAAGCGTACCAGCAAATCTGAAATTCCGCATGATTACCTTCCCTTCGGTACAATGTCATAAATCAGGGAGTCGCGCAGCTCGTCTTCCCGGTGCAGCAACTTTCGGGAGCCAGTCTTTCTTGAGGCATAACGGGCTGATAATGGCGGTTGCTTGATCCGTTCGAAATTCTTCTTCATTCGGTCTAGCCCGGTTTCGCCAATCTCCGTAAACAGCTCATCCACCGACTTGCGGCCGTGGGCAATCTCCGTCACTCCGGCACGCACCAGCTTGCCAATGGCGGCTTGCCCCTTCTTCTTGCCCGTGCCGATGAAAGACCGGGCTGGAATGTTCATTTTGATACTGCCGTATTCGTGGACGCCTGCAATCATAGCCAGCTCAGCGTCCCCTTGCATACCAATGCGGACCTTCTGTCCCGCAAGTGGCCGCAGCATTTCGGCCAGCTGCTGCAAGTTATCTTCGCCGCTGACCTGGACACCGACCCGCCGCGCCCGTGCTCTTGAACTTGCCATAGGTTCACCTCACAATTGAATTAGCGCTGCAACAGCTGCTGGTAAAGTACCCGTTGCAGTTGCCGCATAGCTTACCGAAATGTCACCGACCCGTTCGGACGTGACTCCTGGTGTCTGCATCAAGGTTTCAGCGAACAGGATACAGGCCAGTTCATATTTTCGCGGCAATGTGGCTTCGGGTGCGCCCGCTGTGTCGCTCGGAAGGACATACCCCGCTGTATACTCCACCTCAATGTTTCGCGTCCCACACGGCCAGCAGTCACGCTTGAACAGCATGCCGTTCTCGGATTCGATTTCATAGGCGGATTCGGTCAGGACGGCGCTGCCTTCCTTGACTTCGGAAACGGTGTGTATCGGGAAATTGCGGAGCCGGAGAAACGGTGTGCCGGGACCGTCCAAGCGCTGCCGGTGCGTCTTCAGCTCAAAGACTCGATTGCATTCCCGCTCAATCGCTTCACCTGCTGCGGTTAAGGCCAGTTCCAGCGAAAAATCCTGTTCCGTGTCTGTCTCTGCAATTCCAAGTGCTACCTTAGCCCGTTTTACCGTCGTCAGCATCACCTTCACCCGCTTTCTGTGCGGCCTCGACCTCTGCTTTCGTCGCTTCTTTTCCGATAACTTCCGCTGCCCGAAGTAGCACAAGGCGTTCCTCGTCTGCCTCAAACAGTGAACCGGCTGGAATTGTATTCTCCGTTTCCTTATCTACAAATTCGGCAATGACATGATAGTGCTTCTTAGCCATGCTGATCACTCCTTTCAGATGTAAGGCCCCGAAGGGCCTGAATTATGCTGACGGTGCTCCGAGCTTCACGAACGGCGATACCTGATATCCGTTTTCAAGGATGATCGGCGCAGTCAACCATGGTTTACCGTCTGTATTCCAGAACGCTTTAATGACTGTTTTATTCTGGCGGAACAGAACATGCTCAGAGGCTTGAATGAAGATACCTGCACCGTCTTTGATAACATAGTACTGGAAGTCAGCCAGCACCAAATCTCCTGCCACTCCCAGCAATGGACCGCGTTCGCTGAAACGCAATGGATAACCTAGCAATGTGCCGAGCATGGCATCGGATGCATTTGGCTGGAAGATCAAGTGGCCGGAATCGTCCTTCATGGTCAGCAGCTGCGGAAGAATAGACTGCGAAGCAATCCACACCAAACTGCCGCCGAGCTTGGCCTTTGCCAGCATATTCACAATGTCGATGTAGGATACTTTTGCAGCCGTGGCCCGGTTGACCGTGATCGCTGCTGTAGAGTTAATCGCCCCTAGTGGCTTACCCACACCATTCCCGTACAAGAACGCTACATCTTCAGACGCTGCAATTGCGCTGCGGAATAGCCGGTTAATCAGCGTATTTACGACCGGCGCATTCCGGAGCAGCTTATCAGTGACCACAATCGTGCCTGCCACTTCCTTAGGTGCCAAGTTCAAATCCTTCAGTTTAGCATCGGTTTCCGGTTTGTCCGCACCTTCTGCAATCCATTGCACTTCAACGCCGCCGTACAGGTTGGAGCCGGAACCTTGATCCAGCGCCGGGAACGTAATGTCTGCATCCGGCATCACGTCGCCCGCTGGGATCACCATAGCCCGCGGTCTCACTATGGCATCTTGCAATCCAATTTCGAACATCTGCTGCGAAAACTGCGGCGGAACATAGATACCACCGGAGGTCTTGGTGCCCATGGTCATTTCCCGGTACTCTTTCAATCGCGGATCGGCAGGTTCGAAACGCACCGAATGTACAAAGTCCGCCAAATCACGGAATTCCGATTCATGCGCCGGATCGTCAACGGTTTTTTTAGTTGATGCCCCGCCCATGGCAAGTTGCTGTGCGCGTTCCTCCATTTTGATTTCATCTTCCAGGCTGCGGGCCTCGTCCTCCATTCCGGTAAACTTGGTTTCCTCTTCATCAGAGAAACCGCGTTTCTCCGTTTGCGCCAAAGTAATCAAAGCGCGCATTTCATCTTTCTTTTCCTTAAGCTTTCTTCTCAGCTCGATCAAATTTTTCAATTCGTTCAGCTCCCTATAGGTTCAATTTTTTCAGACGCATATCCAGTGATCGCATAGCCTCATCATCCGGTTCTTTCTCTTCTCCGATATCTTCCTCTTCGTCGTCGGCTTCAGCTTCTGCCGCTAATTCGGATTCGGTGTACCAATGATGCACGCCCATATCTTCCATGCCTTCAAAGACTATGCCGTAAGCATAGGTCAGGACCGCCTCACGGACTTGGCCTTTACCATGCCCTTCCACATGCGGAGTCCCGGACACTTGGACTTCAGAGCCTACCGCATAGGCCGGGGAAGGCGTCCCATCTGCCCGCTGCTCCTGGTTACGCTGGTGGAACGTCTCTTCGGCAGAACGGACACCAACACTGGATTGTGGATAGGCCGGGGTAGTCACCGGGCTAACCTCGTACAGCTCTGCCTCGTGTACCGTTCGAATGGGCATGTCTTCGTTCGATTCGTCCCACTCTTCACGAACAGCGCGAAAAATAAAAGACGATCCCCGCACGTCGCCGCGCTCGATCGTCTCCAAGTATTTTTCCGCCCAGCTTGGCGGCGTGATTTCATAGCGTAGCCCTAACTCATCCTCTGTCACCAGCAATGTGTTCGGCGTCCGGCCAAGCACTTCACTGCTGTTATGCTGCCAAGATGCGTATACGTCCGGGTTAATGAGGCTGGCCGAAAAGGCTCCGCTCATAAACCGCTCTTGGAACATTCCGAATATCGGCTTGGATAGTTGATTCCAGCGGACGGCATATCCGATAATCTTCGCGGGTTGTCCATCTTCGCGCCTGACCTCAAGTTTGCTCCCCTGGAGCAGCAGCTCCCGCTGTTCCTTTGTCATTTTCATTGTTTGTATCACCTCCTCCGCTTGGTGTCGGCTGCGTTGTGTTCTTGGACTTGTAATAATCGTCTAACATATCCAAAGGAAGCATGTTCAGCGGAACAAAGTAACGGTCCCCGCCTTCAATCGGATTGTCGTTCTCTTTCTCGCGGATATCGTTCTGCGAATACACGCCGATATTGAACATTTCTTTGTAAAAAGCGGCGCGGGCTTGAGTGTCGCCCCGCAAAAAGCCTTCAACCAAAAACTCGCCAAAGTATTTCTTCTGATCCTTCTCGCTGAACAGCTTCCAATTAATGGTTTGCTCCCACCGAATCAACCACGGCCGGACCGCGTGAATAATAAAATCAATGCCCTGCTGCTCAATGTTGGAAAAGGTTGCCCGCTCCAGGTCAGCCAGCATATGAGGCGGGACGCGAAAGAGACGCGCAATCTCAAGAATCTGAAATTTCCGCGTCTCTAAAAACTGCGCATCATTCGGTGGAATGGTATTTTTGCTGAAGGTCATGCCTTCTTCCAGCAGCATCAGCCGGTGCGCTTTCCCCAGCCCTTCATATTTCTCCCGGAGCGATTTACTCAGCCGTTCATAGGCTGTATCTGTTAACGTCCCGGGGTGGGTCGCAACCGCACCCACATTCGTGCCGTTTAAAAAGAACTCTGTTCCGAATTGCTCCGTTGCTAGTGATAGTTCAATCGCCTGCTGCGCCCAGCGAATAACGGATATCCCTTTCTTCCCATCAAAGCCCAGGCCCGGAATGTGGAACATGGCATAAAAGGGAACGTTGTGCTGCAGACCGTCACTTGTGGTCACACGAAAGAACGGATCTCCCACCGCTGTTTCCCGGTGTTCGACGCGGTGCGGAGGAATAGGCCATAGGGCTTTGATCTCTCCTTCGGAGTCATATTCGATTTCGGCATAACAGTTTCCCCAAAGCAGGATGTGGGCCATCATTGTTTCCCGGAAGGTGAATGCCGTCATGCGCGGATTCGGCGCACGCTGCAATATATCACCAATCGGATGATTGGCCCGCGCTTTACCCCGGGGGTTTAGCCGCTTATAGATGGGTAAGGGCAAGGAAGCAATCGTTTCTGAAAGAATACGGACGCAAGCCAGGACGGCCGTGGAGTGCATGGCCGTGGATTCTGTGACCTTAATCCCCTTACCGAACGGCAGGCCAAAAGCGTCATACACCCAGCGTTTGGGATTACTTAAATCGCTGGATTCGCTTCTTTTCTCTAAAAAGTGGGAAATAAACGGTATTTTCAGTGTTTTCACCTCCTATCTGGAATGATTAGATGGTACGGACATCCCGTTCCTCATAAACAGACTTCTTATTCTTCGCCGACATGGAAAGGACAAGCTTGTGGCTGTCGATTACGGCATCCACCGGGTCAATCCGCTTGGTTTTGGCCCTCGGGTCTTTATCGATCTTGATTTCGCCGAAGCTATTGCTTGTTGTTTTGGCATTAGCCATGCTCCAGGTCAATAACTTGCTTTGCCGGTTATAAATAACGTTGCCCGCTTCAACCTCCAGCCGGAAGTCTACGGTTGCATCGTTCAAGCTCCGGGCGCTTTGGATAATCTCCACCGTATCGACTCCGAACTCTTCCAGGTCAGACAAAAAGGCATCTGCATTATGGGGATCATAAGCGATGCCTTTCAGTTTAAGATTATGTTTTTGGATTAGGTCCCGATAATGGGCAATGATATATTTGTAATCCGTCTTCACGCCGCCCATGGTTTCGGTAGGCGTAAGCAATCCCTCCAGAATCCACATATCATAAGGCGCACTGTCCGTTTGCACATGCTCTGCAACCCGAGCTGCCGGAATCCAGCTGTGCGAATCAATGAAATACTTGCGCTCTCCCGCTTCATCATCAAAAGGAAATTCCAAGACGCCGGAAGTCAAATCCCCTCCGGACGATAAGTCCAGCCCCAAGTAACATTCCCGGCCTGCCATATCCTCTATTGTCAGTTCGGAAGCGCAGGCTTTCCAGTGTTCACGGTTCATGTACTGATTGTCTGAGAACTGAACCCATCGGTTCAGCCACTTCGTGAGGAAATTGCGAAGCTCAGAACCTTGCATCGCCTTTGCTGTCTTCGCTGCTAGGCGAAGGCTCTTTAACGTCTGCTCTGTCCAAAGTGGACTTGCCTTGGGCCAATTCGCTTCATCCCAAACATCATCATCCTTATCCAGCTCACAGATAAAGACGAACTGCGTTTCATCTTCATGAATCCCGTCCAGGATCAATTTACAGTGCTCATATAATTCAAAGCATGGTCCGTTGATATCAAACCCAGCCGTCGTAATGACCGAGATGAGACACTGTTTAAGCTTGACCGTCCCATCGGCCAGCAGCTTGTACATTTGGTTATCCTTGTGCAGATGGTATTCATCCACGCTCGCGAAGTATGGGCGAAATCCGTCAATGGACTTTGTGTCCCGGCCAAGGGTTCTGATTTCCCCATTGGTCTGCATACAGAGGATAACACCCTTGTATTCCTTAACGTCGAATAACCCGTCCTCGTATTCCGAACCACCTAGCTCAGCATCAGCATTGATAAACTTGATACATTCCTTCAAGACAATTCTTGCCTGCGCCTCTTTGGTAGCCGTGCAATACACTTGAGGATAGTTGTATCCATCGAAGTTCCCGTAGTACAGGGACGGCACGGCATTTCCTAGTGACTTCCCGTTTTGGCGGGCTAACTGTACATAGGATGTGCGGAATCTTCGATATCCGTCTAACGTCAGCCAGCCATTCCATGAGCCGAATATGAAATCTTGGAATCCCCAAAGCTTCAGCGGCTCCGGATCTTCACCTTCTGCCAGGGTCAAAGCTTCGGCAAACTCAATAATGTCATGAGCGCGATCCGGGTCAAACACATAAGGGAAGTCCTTCGTGCCTTGCCGCTTCAAATCGTGCAGGTGACGTTCGCAGGCTTGACGCTGCGTCTTCCCAGCAATGATTCGACCTGAAACCACTTCATGGGCGAATGCTGTCACCCGGTCCAACTCTGAAACGGTATTGTATGGATAAATCCGAACGCTATCCACTACGGTTCCCGAACCGGCTGAACTTGCTTGCTTTTTCCTGCGTCTTCTTCGGCTGCGGAACATTTTTCACCTTCGAAGACGGATTAAGAAATAGCCGATCCTGCATTTTCAGCAGCATGTCCATTTTTTTATTGATGGCCGTTTCGATTTTTAGCACGCCTTCGAGGGAAGCCAGCTGAGACAAGTACACCAGGGCCTTTAATTCGATGCCCTCCACTTCTTCGGCGTGGTCGAAATATTCCTCAAAGATATTAGTATCAATTTTGATATTCTCAATCGTCTGATATTGAAGAAGCAGCTTCTCATATTCGGAATACGTCCGGCAGTACATTGCCAGCAGGCCCACATCTGAACTGGTCAGAAGATGACTCCCGGCTTTTGCAGCTTCCTTGTATTCCTTTAACGCCTGCTTCCAGTGTCCAAGAGCAACCGCGTCCGTTTTAACAAGAGACGGCGGCCTGAGTTTATCCAGATCCGTTTTACCGAGTTTCACCTCAGCTTCTTTCCGCTGCCGAATCTCCTCTTTAGTCAAATTATTCGGATTGCCCTTCGCTATTTGCAGATCAACGGGCATCGCATTTCTGCCCATCCGGGCCACCTCCTGAAATCCTGAAAAAATTCATAAAACGACTTTTTACGAAATTAAAGTCCGATGCGGTCTCTTATATAAAAATTTTTCAGAGATTTTACCCCCCTACCCCCAGCTATCAGGATGAACTTTCATTGTCATAGTCGGATGAATACCTTAATACGTCCCTTATATCGGATACACTAAGGCTCGTCCCTCTCTGATCCTCCATCCTTCTAGCGATGTATCCAATCCTTTGATCGTCCTTCATGACCCTCTTGCGCCATCCCTCAGGAGGCGGGGATACTTTACCCATTACCAAACCCTCCATCCTCTTTAACTGTCTTGACCCCATGACAAGATGCACAGAGTGACTGCCAATTGCTCACATCCCAGAACAGGCGCAGGTTTCCCTTATGTGGAATGATATGGTCAACCACTGTAGCAGCGGTCACTAAGCCTGCTAATTCACAGTGAACACATAAAGGATGGCTTCGTAAGAACCTCGCTCGGGCCACCTTCCATTTACTGTCGTACCCTCGCTCTGCTGCTGATCCCCTCTGTTGTTCATACTGCTTATCAAGGTCTTTATGATCCTCGCAATACCCGCCTACAACCAGTGATTTACATCCACTCTTCCGACAGAATTTCTTCAAAGCCACAGCTTCACATCCTCTTCACCCCCTCATGTATAAATATTCACGCGTCTATTTAGGGAACCAACACCAAATAACCCTTATTTAAAAGGGCTGCTTTCTGCTGCTATTCAATTCATAACTGTCATTCAAAACGGCTAAAACTGCATACTTTGCATAGAAAGGCAGTTCCTCATATCTTATTATTCTGCATAACTCGATTGGCGGCTGCTATCCCTTGATATATAAGGGTTTATGAACACCTCTCCAGCATCAGTTATACACTCGCTAAATATGAATAACTTATAGGCCAAAACGATTCATAGCCGTGTTCATCATATCTTGATCCATGCCAATGTAACCCATGGTGATACTCTCATTCGAATGGTTCAGCAGACGCTTCACAAGCGTAATGTCCTTCGTCTTTTGATACATATGATAGCCGAACGTCTTGCGCAAGGTGTGAGTACCGATGTCCACAAGGTCAAATTCATCCGCTGCTTTCCGCATGATCTTGTACGCCATATCGCGCTTGATGGGTCTATTCTTCCCACCTTGCCGAGATGGGAATAAGCAATCATCCATGTCCATGTCAGCCGTATACTTTTTTAATTCGCGCTTTAGGGTTGGGTTGATCTGAATAATCTTCCTTTTTCCTGTCTTCATCTCGTTCATCACAATCTGATCCCCAATAACATCCCGTTTGCAGAACTTCAAAATATCCTGAATCCGCAGTCCCGTATTAATGCCTAGAACAAACATCATGCAGTTTCGTTCGCCTTGTTTGCCAAATTCACTCTTAAAGAATCTCTTAATATTATCGATAGTCTCTTGATCGCGAATCGGCTGAACAAAATTCACTCACGATCACCACCGTCTGCCCTTACACATCCGATCGGCTTAGAACAGAACTGAACAGGTGCCTCCCATACTCCCCAAATGCAGCCTTTGCAGTTAACCGGCTGTTTCGGTGCAGGTGGTTCTCTGTGCCTCCTAACCTCACACATTGCCGTTCCCCCAATATAAAAAGTCGCCCCGTTAAAGGCGACTTTGATTATTCACATTTATTTATTCGCATTATCCCGTATTTGCATGGTGACGGACGGTATTACCGACTAACATCCCCTATGCCAATATACCGCGCCCGGGTGGAGCGCGTTGAGAGTGGTACTATAACTCTCATCCCCCGTAACAGACCGCCGCACCATCTACTTGCTACTTGTGCTATCAGTTCCGCCACTAATATCGTTGCTATTGCAACAGGCATCATCACCGCTCAGCTCTGACGAGTCCTGCGGCGATAAGGGGCAGCAGGGACACCCGGGAATAACTTCTTCCCTATGTCCCTACTGTAAATCTAATATACAGACGTAATGTTGACGCGAAACAGACGTAAAACAGACAGGTTACAGACACGTTTTAGATAGTGCCAAGCAATTTCAATGTCTCAGCTATTGATTCTGTGCTAATACCGAGCAATTTCAACGTTCCAGCTACTGATTCTGTACCTTCTTGAATCTTTCGGTCTAATGACCGTCCTGTAAATGAAGACCACTTTATGACAGCTGCTTTTCTAGGATTTCGGTTAATAAACCTATACTTCATAATTTGTTTGATTTCTGGATCCAAAATAGACTCTATCGCCAATTCTATGTTTCTGATTGTTGGGACCCACTTTTTTAGAATGGCCTCTTCATAAGAAGTAAGCTCTTCTCTCTCTTGTAGTCCATTAACGATCTCTACCATTTTGGGATATTTGCGAAGCAGCATTTTGATAACCGTGACATCCATTTTATTTGCACTCGGAAACAATTCCCCTTGTCCCCATACCATTGCCATTCCCCTCATTCCCCTTTGTGTTATAATGGGTTTGAGGTATTATTTACCGTTTATCGACCCCGCCCGACCAAGGATAAGGGGTCTTTGCTTTGTCCATTATGCATATCTAGATCCACGCGGCATTTTCCCGTCTTCGTCTAGAACAATATCGCTGATTATGATTGCTGATGATGCTGGGATATACTGACCTTTGAATTCTCCGAATGTTATGCTGTACCCATTCTTTTCACGCTGCGCCCGGAATGACACTCCTGAAACAATACTTCCAGCTGGCGAATTAATATTTTTGACTGTTTTGATGATCACTTCTACGCCTCCTTTTGCCGATTCTCCATTATCCTCGCATCCTTAGGTATTGATACCCAAGCAAATCCTCTCTTATCTCCGCCTGGATCTTCCAGTACATAAGAATATCCTTTAGGAACAAAATCATTTAAATGAATCCGCAAGTAACCGAAAGCTGTCTGAATGACCTGATGCTGAGCTAGTTCTGACCGTGGGCAGACATGCAGATGCATGCGCTCAACCTTTCCTCCTTTACGGACTATTTCGCTAAGAGCGACATTAATCATTTGCACCGCATGTGGATGGATTGGGGATAAGACACTCATATAGTGCAAACCTCCTTTTACAGTGTCTTCAAACTGCGAAGTTACTTAACTGTTACTTGATAGCGTATCTTGAACAAAGGTATAGAAATCATCAGCTTCTTCTTTTGTTCCGTTTGATTCGATTTCAATCCAACGATTAGCTATTATTTGAAGTGTTTCAGCCTGATCAATTAGCCATTTAACCTGTAGGTTCAATAACCCATCCTTAAGGTTTTTCTCAAACGCTTGTTTAATGAGATGTAGCGCATCATTTTTATCCATCACTTTCACTCCTTCACCAATTGTTTCAATCCATTCCCCAAACCTTCTCTTTACCGCATCGCAAACAATAGCTGTGCCAAGTTCCGTTCTTATTGACGATCTTATGTCCTAGCAATTTGCAGATGATTTTACGTATCATTGCGAATACCTTCCTTTGCTCAATCATTCGGCAAATGCTGCCGTGAATATTTACGGACTGTACCATTTCTAAACTCAGCTTCAACAACCTTGAGGCCAGAAGTAACTTTATGCGTACTGATGACCCGGGCTAGTTCATTAATGATGAAGCCATTTACTCGATAACCAAATTTTCTAATTTCCCCGGCTTTCAATTCATCCGCCTCCATTTTTAATGACGTATATCTTCGTACTGTGCAATAGAATATTTTTTCTTCTTAAAGAGATACTAATCAAAAATTGTTTATTTCACAGGAGGCA